TAATGAACTACGAGATGACAGGGCAGGAGAAGATTGATTATCTGATCGGCTCTATCAATGATATTCAAGACCGTCTTGTTGATGGTACTATTCGTAGTGTTGGTGCTGTCGGTTACGCCGCTATCGGCGGTGTCATCGAAGATGATGTAATGCGCGACTCTTATATCACAGCAGACGAGTTGGCTGCATACCTTGATGCTAAAGACCTTGTGCTTACACACGATTACGCTATCGCAGAAACAGCAGAACAAATGTTTATGCAAGAACATGCGGCGGCGATGAATAGCTTATCACTAGCTGTAGATGATCTTACAGCAGCAACATCCGTAATTATGACTGCAGTAGAAGTAGCATCTGTAGCATCTGAGGCTGACACTAAGCCTGAACAGGTTCAGTTACAGGGTATGTTAGAGACAGATGAATACAGTATTGACGCAACAGAAGTCAACGAGTACAATGATTCTGTAGCAGCAGTTGAAAACTTTGCCCAACAAGCAGGTGCTTTCATGGCGGCTGCTAATAATGATGATCTAACAGCTAGTATCGACAGCTACGCATCTCAAGGCAACTTCTTGGTGGGCAGTTACACAGCTATTACGTACACACAGAGTGTAGACGAATTTGTGATTACATGGGCTGACGCAGGGTTTGGTACTGGTTGGCAGGGTTACTTAGGTAACGACATGAAGTCAGCAGATGATGTTTACGCAGCAGGTGAGTACATTGAACAGTATGGTGGGTATCCAACAGACGGATGAGCATGGAGTTTAGCATAGGTGGCTTTAACGTCAAAGGGTGGATGGTTGCAGTAGGTGTACCCATCCTCTCTACCATTTCTGGTGGTATCTACTTTGGCTATGACACACTTAATCGTTTCTATGGTGCTGAAGCTGGTGTAGAGGAAGCACTGCAGCAGACTGAAGAGTTAGAATCACGCTCTAATAGACTAGAGTCTCTACTTGTAACAGCAGAGAATGATCTGAACGCTAAGATTGTAGATGCTAGAAGTGTTGCAAATGAGCAACAGTCTGACTTAGAGAAAGCTCTTATTGTTCGTATACAGACACTTGAACAAGCTATAGCTGATAATGATGTACGTGGGTTGAACCAAAAGCTGGCACAGCTAAGTACTAACATGCAACAGATACTTGAACAGCAGAAGGTACTACTGGACCTACGCAGTCAAGTTGATAAAGCAACAACAATAACAGATGGGCTAGGAGATACTCTCGACGTTCTACAGACAGAGATCGACGACATTTGGAAAGCCTATGACGAACTAGCAGATAACCCCCTATGAGTTACAGAGAGAAGAACGTGGCAGAACGTAAGCAGTTAGAAGCTGGTAGCCAGTGGGATGAAGCAGACGCAGATGGCGATGGCATCATCACTGATGAAGAAATGGCTATGTATGAGCGTCGAGTGCGCTTTGAGAACGAAGACAAAAAAGAAGATGCCCAAAGGAACATGGCATGGTTTGCACTAGCAGGAATGCTATTGTATCCATTCGCTGTTGTGTTGGCTATCGGGTTAGGACTTAACGAAGCGGGGAAGATTCTTGGTAGTATGGCTAGTGTTTACTTTGTGTCTGTGGCAGCTATCGTTGCAGCGTTCTACGGTGGTCAAGCTTACAGCAAAGGTAAGAAGTAATGGCTATTGAGTATCGTGGTGAGAAGTTTGAAGGGTATAACAAACCTAAGCGCACACCTAACCACCCAACTAAATCTCACGCTGTGTTAGCTAAAGAAGGTGATACCATCAAGTTGATACGCTTTGGTGAGCAGGGTGCTAAGACTGCAGGTAAACCTAAAGCTGGTGAATCAGAGGCCATGAAGAAGAAACGTGCATCTTTCAAAGCACGTCATGCAAAGAATATCAAAAAGGGTAAACTCAGTGCTGCATACTGGGCAGATAAGGTAAAGTGGTAATGGCTAAGTCCCCGACACCAACAAACAAGAAGCTGTACAACAGTAAAGTAGCTGCAGCTAAGAAAAAGTTTGACGTGTGGCCCAGCGCATATGCATCAGCTTGGGTTGTAAAAGAATACAAGAAAGCTGGAGGCAAGTATAGTGGCACGACAAAGAACAAAGTCAAATCACGTACTGCGTAGCACTAGAGGCTTCTCCAAGGGTGGCTTAGGTAAGTGGTTCGGTGAAGAGTGGACAGATGTTAAGACTGGTGAGAAGTGTGGTCGTAGTGACTCGGAGAAAGATAAGAGGCCGTATCCTGCGTGTCGTCCCAAGAGTGTGGCCTCCAGAATAACCAAGAAAGAAGCATCAAAAAAGACTGGACCTAAGAAGGTTAAATGGTCTACAACAGCATCAGGACGTAAAAGAACATAAGGATTACCTGATGCCATTTTTAACTAGTAGTATACCGTACTTCAAAGCATGGGTACGTAGAGAATACACTAAGAACCTAGAAGACTACGAAGGAGATTTTTTACATGCTATGGTGATTGGTGTCACCACTATGCCAAATAGAACTTTGAGTTTTCAAGTTATATTTACAGGTTGTGAGTCAGACAGAGATGATTCACCTAATGTACATGGCGGTGCTATGTGGGCTAGAATGCCTCTAACAGCATTAGTAGCAGATGAACCCTTAGAGCAGTGGCCTACAGAACTACCACCATATCTAGCACAGCCTTGGGATTGTATGTCGCATACACATTCTGTTTATAAGTTAGAACGTGCAAGCCCTGCTCCTTGGATAGCTAAAGTAGATGGAGAGTTTTACCCAGCGAAGTATTACTTTACGGTAGACTACACAGACAACGAAGTAGCAGATGATCCTGCTCAACACAAACAGTCTCACGTATTAGAGCTTTTAGATGCGGGAGAATATACTGGTAACATAGTTGCGTTACCCAACAATAGAGTGAGAGTAACTCACCCTGCATGGTTTGAAACAGGTCAAGGCGCACCAGACTTTAAACCGAATCAACACATCTATAACTCGAAAGAAAACGTAGACTACGTGTGGGATACGCAACGAGTGTTTAACAATCTATATAGTGAGGATGAAGAATGAAGATGATGAAGAAAAAAGGCTATGCAAAAGGTGGCATGGGCATGAAGAAAAAAGGCTACGCAAAGGGTGGTCTTAAGATGGTAAAGAATAAAGAAGGTGATATGGTTCCTTTCTATGCTGCTGATGGCAAAGGTAAGATGTATAAAGGTGGTATGACCAAAAAGAAAAAAGGGTATGCAAAGGGCGGTATGGTAGCTTGTGGTGCATCTAACCCAGCAGAACGCCCTATGAAAAAGAGCAAGTAATGCCCTACTATAACAAATATGAGAAGGCGCTAAAAGCGCACGGCTTTACAGTAGATGCTTCAGGGAATGTGTGGGATGCACGTGGCAACCACGCAGCCTCTGAGGATCGCTTTGGTAATGTATACGCTAATGATCCTAACATCACTGAGATATGTGTAAAGGCTCAGGCTGAAATGGATAAGCCCAAGCCTAAACCAAAGCCTAAGAAAAAAGTACAACCCATTGAGGATGGCGATTAATGGCACTTACTCCATCGGGTAAATCAGCACGAAAGAAGTCTGTGTATGGTCACAACACTGGCACCTCTACAGAGGTTGTATATACTTGCCCTGCTAACTGTGTTGCAGAGGTAACGTTTATCCACGTACATAACTCTACAGGTAATACTAATATTGAGATAGAGTGGTATGTAGCAGCGGATAACTACACATCACACTTCTTAGAAGGTAAAAACTTAGGTGCGGCAGAATATGTGCAGTTTCCAGATATTGAACTTGTACTGCAACCCGGTGACAAGATTCAGGTAACGCCAGATAGTGCTGCACATATTGATACCATCCTTACTGTTACTGAAACGTTTGTACCAGTCGGGTAGCGGGTATTCCAAAATAGCAATTCTATAGCGCTAACATTTACGTATAACTATCCTCGCACAACAAAGAAAGGATAGTGCTATGAGAAAATGGTTAAACGCTTTATGGGCAGCAATCGAAGAGGGTCAACAACGCCGTGCTGACTACTGGATTCTAAATAACCTAGATGATCGTGAGTTACGTGACTTAGGTATTAGTCGCGGCGAAATAAGAGGCATTGTAAATGGCGAAAAACCTTACAGAGAAGCAGACAAAGTTTCTTGAAGTATTATTTGATGAGGCTGGCGGTGATGTTGTTGCTGCTAAGAAACTGGCAGGTTATGCACCTGAGTCCAGCACTACAGCAATTGTGGAATCTTTGAAGGATCATATCACAGAGAAGACACGTACTTACTTTGCTCGTAGTGCGCCCAAGGCTGCTATGGCTATGGTTGGCGCTATATATGATCCTACTGAGTTAGGCATCAAAGAAAAGATGGTCGCAGCAAAAGACTTGCTAGATCGTGCAGGACTTGGTAAAGTAGATAAAGTGGATGTCACATCAAGTGGTGGCATCTTCTATCTACCGCCAAAAGAAGGTACGAACGAATAATACAGCAAAGAGATTTAGGTTATTGGCAGCTACCGTTGCCACCTAAGAACACAGACAAGAAGTGGCACACTATCGTAAGGGTAACTCAAAAGGTTCCTTTCGGATATGAGTTACATCCAGAGAACGACAAGTTACTTGTACCTGTCGAACACGAACTTGAAGCGTTAGAGCTTGCAAAACGACACCTCAAACAGTATAGTTACCGTGCAGTAGCGCAATGGTTGAGTAAAGAAACAGGCCGTTACATCTCACATATGGGCCTAAAGAAAAGAGTTGAAGTTGAGCAAAGACGTAGAAAAGCACTTGCGATTAAACGGAAGTTTGCCAAGTGGCTCGAAGAAACCCTTGAGGAGATCGAAAAGCTCGAAACCCAAGGGGTCGGGGCATACGGAGAGTATACCGACGACAGTTGATACAGTCGCTACCCCCAGAGAGACTGTTCCTGCAAAAGCGGTAGCTCCTGAGTTCGATGTGGATGTAGCACAAGAGGTAGTGTTCAAACCAAACCCCGGCCCCCAGACGTATTTCCTGAGTGCGTCAGAACGTGAGGTTCTTTATGGTGGGGCAGCAGGGGGCGGTAAGTCATATGCTATGCTTGCTGATCCACTACACGGTTTGAATGATCCTAACTTCTCTGGTCTACTTGTACGTCACACTACGGAAGAACTTAGA